AAGGTTGGTGCATTTACTCCATTAATATCAACCCTATTAACAGACCCAAAGTTGGTTCCAGATATTGTAATAGTGTCTCCAGGTGCTCCCTGAAGAGGATAAAACCCAGTAATTGTAGGAATATATTGAAAGGAGTTTGTAGAGTTATCGTTAGTATTTCTAATAGTAGAAGAAACATTTATTGGACCAGGGGCTTGAGAAGATGGGGCTTGTGCCATAATTGTTCCAGTATTAATAACTTGGAAAGTAGTTGCATTTGCTCCGTTAAAAGTAACAGCATCTATAGAAAAGAAATTATGGCCATGTATAACTACATCGTCGCCAGCAATCCCAGTTTCTGGAACAATAGAATCTATCAAAACGCTATCATAAGTAAAATTGGGAATATAAACAACTCCCTGTGCTAAATATTCTCCTCCATGGTCTCTAACATAAACTAACCCAGAGTTTGTTTGTAATGGGATTGTTGCCGATACAGAAGTAGCAGTATTAGTAACATTTTCTAAATAGGTATCACCAATGCGAGCCTGATAAACATTGCCAAGGTTGGTTCCTAACATTGTAATAGGATCTCCAGGAGAATATCCCGCCGCAGTATAACTAGTAACCTGTGCTGTATTACTCGTTGTATGATTTTGTGTTACTGTTAATTCAGTTTGAAATAAACTACCTATACTAGCTTGTAAATTTCTTGATGTCATTATTCCAGAAGATTTATATTCTTCTATAAGAGTGGCATCCCCTCGTCTAAGAGAAAAGTTTAGTCCTGCCGTTTTACCTTTGGTTGGGACATCTCCAGTATATTGATCTAAGGTGATAGAAGTAGATATAGATTTTTTATTATATGTCACATGGTCTATAGAAAGAGAAGATTCTCCAATTCCTTCTCCAGATCTCACATAATAGACTGGTTCAATATTGTTAGAAAAAGAATAATTATATTTTGTTATAATATCGGCAGACGAAGAAAAGTCTTCATCAACAAAAAGTATATTATCTATAACAACATCAGAATAATTCAAAATCTGTCCAGTAATATTTCCTGCTGCAAATCTATTTGGAGAAAACTCCCCAGTTAAATCTGAGAAAACATTGATTGAAGCGCTGATAGACACAGGCCCATTGGGAGATGCACTTAAATTATAATTTGTAAGATACCCGCTAGTAAAATATAAGCCACCAATGTTGCCAGAGATAGCCGTTTCTTCATCATCAATATAATCTTTTATAGGATCATTCCCTGTAACATAATAATTAAGACTTATTTTTGTTACAACACCGTCTGTTGGAGCCATTTCAAAAGAGTTCCTTTGGTTAGCTACGTAGGTTGGGGATAATGATGCGTTTTGTGATATGCTAATATTATTTGCATAAATTGGAAAATCATCTATTGTAACAACACAGTCTTTATAGGAATAAAACATAATTAAAAAGCTTTAACGAAAGAACTTTGAATTCTGGCAAAATCATCAGTTCCTACATTTAAATTGATTGAAGAAACTTTTGCTCCAGATATTACAAATTGCAAAGATTCTAATTGATTTCCTCCGCACAAGCCAGACACCGAATTCATATTAACATAATGCGCCCCNTTATAGTAATCTGTAGTATCTTCATTATNATAAGTAATGGTATCAAAAGAATCCCTAACNAAACGTCATTGATTCGGTTCCTCCAAGAAACTGAACCTGTTTTGGCCTTTTAATAATAGCACTTTCTCTACCAAACCCAAAAATTGGATTCCAATTAGCATTAAATTGATAGCTAAAGTTAAAAACGTCAACGGTTTCATTTGTTGGTTTTTGGGTATAAGTTGTTAAATAATGGGCAAATCCAGAGCCATTTTCGTCTCCATAAGTAAGAGCGTTATCTGCCGCTTGATAAGTTCCAGATAATTCATAAAAAGAAACAAAAGTAGCGGTTGCCTCAACATGACTATTAGGAGAAACTTCTAATGCATAATTTGTTAAATAATAGTTTCCACTCATATTCCCAACTACAACCAAGGCCGAAACAGGTTCAAAAGATACATCTACAGTTTTAAGATACTCGGTAATAGCATGGACTGGCTCATTTTCCACTTCTATAACATAACTAATAGTAGTTGTAATAACTGGAAAATTTGTACTAACGTAGCCGATAGGCTCAATTAACCCAAGAGATCTTATAGGCTCCATACCTCCTTGTTGGTCTATCGTAGCGGAGGTCGCAATAAGACTGCTATTATTAACGGAAATTTCTATTTGATCAAAAAATAACATTAGCTTGCGTTTCTATAGTAATTAGCGATATATACTGCATTTACAGTTGTGTTAGAAGAATTACTTACATCAAAACTCTCTGATTGTAATTGCATGTTATCAAATTTAAAAGTTAGAATTTCTGCGTCATTTTTATCATTTAATATTACAGTAATATTATCAGGTTTAGGATCGCAAATATAATCCTTTGATCTATTCGCAGTATAAGTATCAATTTCATACTTAAGATTACAACTCACTTGAACAGGATAATTAATTCCTACGTGGATTGGTAATCCAGACCCCATTGCATAAACTGGAGATCTCTTTATGTTAATATTTACTTCAAAATTTGTTAATCTATTAGAAGAATAATCTGCCGTCGTTATTGACATTTTATTAGGAAGNGCAACTTTCAAAGTAGGGTCATCATGTGCAATAGTTTGNGCCGAAATAGCAGTTAAATCTGTATTAATTTGACCAGGGTCGCTAGTTGTTAATGTTCCAACATTACCCAATATTTCTATATTTGCTGAAATTTGAGGAATTTGCCCAATGGAACAAGAACAAGAGTATGATGTTAAAAACCCAGAACTAAAACTAACATTATTGGTTATAGAAGGCTTATCATTAATAATATAACCGTTAAATCCTGATTCGCCAGTTCTATCAACCCATTGATCATTTGTAATTAATAAGCTATCGACAGACATCGATCCGCCCCTTGGCCCTAAAATACTATAAATCTGCTCAGATTGCTGTAAATGTGAAATATTTTGTATTCCATTTTCGGAATTTATTTGAATATTTTGAATCCCAGCAATTTCTTCTTGATTTATAAATAATGATTGGTTTTCTTTGGAAACCTTGTATAAGCCAATATCACTCATCACAAACTATTACACCAAAAGGCTAAGAAAAAGTGTAAGTTTAGTTGAAGGTTTTAACAAAGAACTGATTATTAAATATGGCTGTATCAATTTATGACATACCTACTTGGGCGACATCAACTGCCTATGCATTGCATACCATAGTTTCATATAATGGGACCATTTATTATGCGATAGTAGACGTAGCATCTTCTAGTAGTACACCAGATACCAAGCCTGAGTGGTGGGGAGGAACTGCGGCATGGATCGATGGCGTAACAAAGCCTTTTTTCTTATGGAGGCAAAGTTATAATTATACTAATGCCTTTAAGCCTCAAACAAGAAAAATTCAATTTGGAGATGGGTATCTTCAAAAAATGAAAGAACAAATTAATAACAACCTTACAGAGTTTGATTTATCTTTTGATGGTCGAAGTTTATTCGAGGCTACAGCTATATTACATTTTCTTAAAGAAAGACAAGGTTCCGAATCCTTTTTATGGGTGCCTACTCCTCCTTTTGCAACTTTAAAACTATTTTTTTGCGAAGAATGGACAGCTACGGAAACCTTTTTTGAAAACTGGAGTATAAAAGCTAAATTTATTGAATCAGTTAATTAAATCTCATGTCAACTAAAGTAGAAGCTCAAACCTCAATAAAGAGCCTGCACGAAGAGGCTTTTTCACTAAACCCTTCAGCACTAATTGAACTATTTGAAATAGATTGCACAACTTTAGCATTAGATTATGGTTTAATAACTAATATTACTTCAAGTAATGACCCCGAAAGTTGTATTTATAGATTTCATAATAATATCAAAATTTCTAGTCAAATCATATATTGGCAAGGAAANCCTTATGTTGCTGCCCCTATACAGGCAACGGGGTTTGAAATGAATACAAGAGGAACCCTTCCGACTCCTAAATTATCTATTTCNGTTGCTCAAAGTTTGGATAGCAATGAAGGAATTAGTGCGTTATCTAATTTGAAAACAAGATTGTCCCAACTAGGAGATTTAGTAGGAGCGAAAGTTACTCGACGGAGAACACTTGCAAAGTTTTTAGATGCTAATAATTTTATTGACCAAATTACTCCCGATGAATTCGAACCTGATGAAAACGCAGAGTTTCCAAAAGATGTTTATTTTGTTGATCGAAAATCAAAAGAATCAAAAAACTTTATTGAATTAGAATTAGCTAGTATTTTAGATGTAGAAGGGGTTAAGTTACCATTTCGTCAAATCTTATCAGAAAAGTGCCCTTTTAATTATCGAGGATCAGGATGCCATTATGAGTATGCTGGGCGTAGAATCGAGCTTGTGCATGGAACCTCTAGCGAATCAACACTTCCCAATATAGCTCCGCCAGTGGCAAATAGATTGAATGAAGATATTAAAGAACTCTTAGTAGAATTTGCTTTAACAGACCCAGATAATATTAGTTTAAAAGATAGAGGGGAATGGTCAGAGGGAACAACTTATAATATAGCTGATACAGTTTATATAACAAAATCAAATTTAAGATATTATTTTGTATCAAAAACAGAAAATATAGATTTACCTCCTCCAAACACAACAGAATGGATAGCTGAAGAATGCTCTAAGGACCTAAGAGGTTGTAAGCTCAGATGGGGAGGTATAGGGAACGGATACCTTAGAGGAGGATTTTTTAGAGGTGTAAATAGGTTAGATNGATAAGGATATATGATATTAAATAACGAAATAAAATCAAACATTAGAAGACATGCTATTTCAGAGCCAAACGAAGAAGTTTGTGGGTTAATATATATTGATGATATTGATAAACAATTAAAAACATTAGAAGCTAGGAATGTTCACAAAAACAGAGCAACTATGTTTACAGTAAATCCTAAAGACTATGTAAAAGCGGAACTGTTTGGAAATATAGTTGGAATTTACCACTCTCATCCTAGACAAGAAGAAAACGAAGATTTTAGTTTATTTGATAAAGACAATGCAACTAAACATAAAGTAAATTTTGTATTATTTCTTGTCAAGACAAACGAATTTAAAACATTTTCTCCTAGCCCAGAGCAAAACTATATTGGGCAAAAATTTGAGATTGGGGAAACAGACTGTTATTCTATTGTGAAGAACTATTATCAATATGAGTTTGATATTATATTACCTGATTTTTACAGAGATAGAAGATGGTCAATTACTAATCCTAATTTGATGTTAGATAATTATGAAAAAGCAGGGTTTAAAATTTGTTCAAATAAAAAACTTTATAAAAATGATGTTTTACTTTTCGGAGCAGACGGTAGACAAAAAACCCCTGCTCATATGGGAATCTATTTAGGAAACAATATGCTTCTTCATCAATTAGCTGGAAAAAGATCTTCTATTGATAAACTTTCAAAAGCAGAAAAAGATAGAATTCTTTATACTTTAAGATATAAAGATAAACTTAAATAGAAAACGTCCAATAATGAAACTTTACTCTCTTAATGTTTATGATGCTATTGAAGAACATGGCAGAGAATCTTCGGATAAGGAAGTTTGTGGTATTATTTCATCGACTGGAGATGAGTTTATTGTTACTCGATGTTATAATTATTCAAAAACTCCCGAAAAATCTTTTATTATTAGTCAAGAAGATATGACTGCCATTTCAGAAAACTCTGAGATTGTAGGGTTTTACCATAGTCATATAGGAGGAGAACCAATAAGCTGGGTAGATAAAACTGTAGCAGAATATTTAAATTACGATTGTTTGGTTTATGATTATAAAAAAGATGAAGTAAATATTTATAACCCCGATGGAAAATGGAAGGCTCCTTTAGTAGATCGTCCATATTTAATTGGAGTATTCGATTGTTTGTCGCTTGCTGTTGATTATCTAAGAACACAAGGTATAAAATTAACTAATAATTTAAGTTATAATAGATATATCATAGATTTAAGAGATCTTTGTAAAAAAGACGGACGTAATAAATTAATTGACTTTTTTTTAGAACATAAATTTAAAAAAACAAAAAAAATAGACAAAAATACTGTAATAATATTTGAGAAAGATAATTCTTTTAACTTATGTGGAATTGTTTTGGAAGATGATACGATTCTTTGCCAACCTTATGATAAAAGGTCTGGCATCTTTAATATCTCAGAAATAGCAAATAGTTCAATAATAACTTTAAAATATACAAATATATAAATGCAAGAACTTGTAAATATAAATTTATCAGGTGGTTTAGGTAAAGAGGTTGGAAAAACGTGGAATCTTGCTGTAAAAAGTGTTGGAGAGGCAATACATGCTATTAATATACTTACAGATCATAAATTAACAAAATATTTACACAAAAAAGAAAAAGTGGGTGCAAAATATCAAATAGTGATTAATGGAAGAAATTTTTGCACAGATAAAAAGTTAGATGAAAAACACATATCTAATATTCAAAATTCAGAATTAGTAATTAACCAAAAATTATATACTGTAGATATCGTCCCTGTAATTGAAGGGGCAGGGAAAGGAGCGGGAATTTTTACTGCAATTTTAGGGGCGGTTCTAATCGTTGTNGNGGCGATAATTGCTCTTGCGCCAGGGGCGCAACCCATTGCTGGATATCTTATTGTAGCTGGTATAGGGTTAGTTGCTGCTGGCGCAGCGACATTATTGGCGCAACCTCCAAAGTTTGAAGATTTTAGGGAATTTGAATCGTCGTCTTCTCAAGCAAGGTCTTATTTATTCAATGGTCCACAAAACGATTTACGAGAAGGCGGACCTGTCCCTGCTGTTTATGGTGAAGTTATAACTGGAAGCCAAACAATCGCAGCGGCGTCTATTACAGAATATGAAAGAGTAAGCACTCAGATTTCTGCTGAATTAACTGGTAGGCCAGATTTAGATTGGCGACCCAAAAGTGAACTTGAGTTTGCAATTAATAGAAGCAAGGTTTTTACTTTTGATTTCCATCCAACTGACAGAAGGGTTCTTGCGCCTGTTCGAATTCATGATAAAAGAGAAAGATTATATATACTTGCGTATTGGGACCAAGCTGTTCGTAATACTCGAATTTTTGATATAGATGCAATAAATGATACGTTCCATGCAAGATTACACAGTATCTTTACAAAGAAAAATACTTATTGGGGGCATGATGAATTCAAAGATGATGAAAGGGACCCAAAAGTGCAAAGACCTGTTAGGTTTATTCCATATCCAGCAAATAGTATAGAAGTTTCACAATTAGAAGAAATAGGCGAACCAGTTGTTGCAAAAATAAAAACAGATGCAGTTAGAAAAAGAGNCTATATAGGCGGAGTATTTAGTATTGACCAAGGAGAAGAAGATCGACGTCAAACTATCGGGGTTGGAACAAATCCTACGTCTCCTTTAAAANANTGGAGAGAATACCAAGAAGTCTCTAATTTTATAGCATTAAACGAAGATGGTCATGGATTTATTTCTGATGATTATACATCGGATTTTAGACAACCGCGAACCGATGGAGTAATTTGTGCAATGGATATTTTGTCAGGAGGTGATATAATTATAGGTGGGAATTTTGAAAATGTAGCAGGAGGACCAGTGGATAATCTAACTACACAAAAATATGTTGCTAGAATAGACGTAGCAACAGGTAATACGGTTTCTTTCACGGCGGCAACCGATCCAGTAAAAAATATTCTCGTAGATCCTGAAGATAATATTTTCCTTGCTATGGACGGTAGCGTAACATCTCCTTTAGATGGGACTAATTATTTAATAAAAGTAGATTCAAGTGGAAACACAGTAACTGCATTTAGTGTTCCAGCTAGTCTTAATGGTCCAGTATGGGCATTAGCAATCTCTGGTTCTGATTTATTTTTTGGAGGAGACTTTACAACCGCTGATGGTTCGACTACCAATCAAGGACTTTGCAAGGTAAACAGAATTACAGGGGCCGTAGATACAAATTTTACATTTTCTGCAAGCGGATTAGATAGTAATACGCCATCTGCTTTTGCAAATAAAGAACCTTGGAGGACTTCTAAAATTGGAATTGTTAACGGAAGTACAACCGAAACAAGTGATCGTTATTTAGATCTATATAATGTAGATGTCCCAGCAAACGAATTAAGTATACCAAGGATTAGGTCTATAGATGTGCAAGAGGATGGAAAAATCTTAGTAGCAGGGGCGTTTGTTAATGTTTTAACTAAAGATGATTTAAATAACGAAATAGAAGCAGATGTGTGCACAAGATCTCTTGTTCGATTAAATACCCTCGGAACAGTAGATCTATCGTTCAATGCAAATACAAGCAATACTACAAAAGATGGAGTTTATGGATCTATTCACTATGTTAAAACAAGGCAAGGAAATGGAGAAGCAGATGATAACAAAATATTTATATCAGGATTCATAACGAAATATAATGCAGAAGGTCAATTCACACAAGCAGATAAAGATTTATATTCAACAGTAGATATAACAATAGGGGAAAGGCCCAAAGACCTTAGTTATTATAATATAATGAGAATTTTTTCATAAAAAAAATGAATAAGCAAATTGATGAAAAAAATATAATCCCATTTTTCCCTTTACAAGGATTTAGAGATCTCCCCGAAGAAGATGATGAAGGTATTGTTGGGCAAGTCGATACGGATGGCAATGCTTTAGCTGGCGGATCAATTTCAGTTTCTAAATTAGAAGTTCTGGATATGATAAGCGAAGGCCCAATTAATGGGTTAGTATCTGGTAAATATAATTATGACCAAACTNCAACTTTAGGATATACAGGATGGAATGCTGTAAAATTTACTCAATACCCAGATCCCGAGGGTTATACAAATGGAGGATGGTTAAGATCTATTTATTGGGACGAAACGCCTGTTGTTAATAGTGCTAATAAATTTAATTACCAAAGAGTATCTATATCAACTACAGTTGGAACACCAGACGGAGCAGAAGAATCGGATGGCTCAATAGTCGGGTTACAAAATCAAGAATTAACAACTACAAGATTAAAAAATGAAGAGCTAAGAGCTTCTTTGGTGGACCCAGAACAATATACTGTATCGGTCGTTGATGACAACTCTAAAGTTTATAGAATTTTAAATAGAGACTGCAAGGGTGTTATTGTAAATATAAAAATAAATCAATTATCAAGATCTGTAAGGCAGTTAAAAGAAACAGATGAGGCGTCAGGTCAAAAAAGTATCTATGGAGATATCCGAGCTACATCAGTTAAATATAGAATATATTACAAACCAATTTTTAGCAGAGGGTCTTTAGGATCAACATCAGACGAAGCAATTGATGGCACGCCTAACTTTTATAAATTAGCCAAAACAGTTGAATTAAAGGGGAAAATTAATTATGGATTTATTAAAGCAAGTCGTGTAGATTTTTACGTTGGTAGAATGGATGATCCCAATTTTACTGGATGGGAAATAAAACTAGTAAGAATGACACCAGATTCTTTAACTTCATCTTTAAGAGACCAAACTTTTGTTGAATCAATTACAGAAATCTATGAAGAAGCTTTTGTTTATCCTTACTCTGCATTGGTTAGATCTAGATTTAGTGCAAAGTTTTTTCAAAGTATCCCTAGTAGGGCTTTCCATATAGAGGGGTTAAAAGTAAAAATTCCTAATAATTATAACCCAGTAATGAAAACCTATGGAGAAACCCGTGGCGGATCTGGAGTTACAGGAGGAGATGCAGATATTGACGGAACAACAGAAGTTTGGGATGGAACTTTTGGGGCAAATAAAAAATATACAAATAACCCCGCATGGTGTTTTTATGATCTATGCACTAATCGTATCTATGGTCTCGGATTATATATTAGTGAATCGTTTATTGATAAATGGACATTATTNAAAATAGGACAATACTGTGACGAAATAGTTCAAAATGGGAGAGGAGGAAAAGAGCCAAGNTTTACTTGNAATGTTGTAATGAACTCAAGAGAAGAGGCTTTTAAAGTTTTAAATGATATGGCNTCAATTTTTAGAGGTTTNTTATATTATGGGGCTGGATCAATTAACGCAGTACAAGATAGGTCTGCGGAATCTGAATTTCAATTTAATAATACAAATGTCGAAGAAGGAGACTTTAAATATTCTTCTAGTTCTAAAAAAGCAAGACACACGGTTGCAACCGTTAGGTTTAATGATGAATCTAATTTTTTTAAACCAGCAATCGAATACGTAGAAGATCTTGACGGTATTCGTCAATATGGAATTAAGCCAATTGAAGTAGCAGCTTTTGGAACAACAAGTCGAGGGCAAGCTTTTAGGCTTGGTTATTGGACAACTTTAACAGAAAGATTAAATATAAATACAGTAACCTTTACAGCGGGGATGGAAGGAACTTATATTCGACCTGGATCAGTTATTGGGGTTTATGATACATATAAAAAAGTAAAAAGAAAATCAGGGAGAACTTTTAGTATAACGGGCTATACTCAACCAGGTATTTTATTAGATGATAATATTACTGATCTAACGGCGGGAACAACTTATCAATTAGAATTGCTTACCCCTACATATAATTATGAAGCAACAACTGTTACAGATATTGATAGTAGCGATTTTGATAATATTAGAAGAAACCAAGTTCAAACAGCGACATTTTTAGGATCTGATATGACAACCGTGGATGGAAGATCTCACATTGATATAGATGTAATTTCTAAATTTAATACTACTGATTATATTGTCACAGGAAATCTTGTATGGTCTATTAGTTTAACCGATGGTACAACTTATACAACAGGGGAAAGTGCTACCTTTTTAGACCCAGACGAAGATTTATACAAAGTTATTAATAAAGTTGAAAAAGAAGGTTATAAATTTGAAATTACAGCTTTACAATATGATCCAAATAAATTTGAGACTTTGTCAAACGGCACAACATATGAACGCCCGCTTAGTGGATGGGATAGCGAGCCATCCGATCTAGGCGATGGGGATGCTTATACAACATAAAAAAATATGGCTAGACAAACAATAAATTATTCATTTAGTGTTCCCAACCTCTCTGGTATTACCAACTATAGGGTTTATGGAAAAACTGGCGCGTTTGTTGGGGCGACAACGGTTCCAGACCCAGAGTTTCTTATTGCAAACTTAGATGTTAATACCACGTCTTATTCATATATCCCAAAAGAAACTGGTATTTATTATTTTCGATTCTATTCTTTTAATTCGGAAGCACAAAAATTATCGACAGGGTATGCAACAGCACAAACAACCGTTACTGGTATTGCAGACATTAATGATGTTACTATATCAAATTTACGCACAGATCGAGGTCTATCAAATACAACAGGAATAATATCTGGTAATTATAATAAAACAGACCCAGTTTTTCGATGGCAGGTTGCCAGTACAGATCCTGATTTTTTAATAGATACCTTACAATATAGAATTACAGTTAGAGAACCTTCTTTTAGCAATACACCGTCTTCTACTATTTATTATGAAACATCAGAATACGCGAACTTTGAAGATCCTCAATTTCGGTTTTCAATGGAGAACAATGAAGGAACCAGTGGCGGGCCACATCGAAATTATGATATAGTTGTTGAAGCGTATCATACAGAATCTAATGGAGTAACGTCTGCTGGTAATGTTATAAATACTGGTTATCTTGCAACAACGGAAAATTGGAGTAATCCTGATGGATATGATATCTTTTATCTTTATAGTAATAAACCAACTGGAACAGAACTAACGACAGGCATAACACCTACTGGAGACACAGCTTCTTTGGTTACTGAACAGTGGATTGCAAATAATGAAATTCAAATTAATGTTATTAGCGGGAGCTTTTCTCAAGATTATTTAGGTGGAATAATATATTATTCCAAAGATTATTTTTCAAGAGATGTTGAAAGCTATGTTTCTGGGGCACAAGTTGCTTCTAGTGGAATAAGGTCAAGCGGTGTATATTCGGTAGAATTTTCTTTAGGAGATTCTTTGAATAACTTAAGAAATAAAATTATAGTTCCAACAACTCTACAAAATACAGGATATATATGCATTGGGTTTTATGATGCATTTGATGCAAGACGAGGGAATACAGAAGATGAGTTTGGGTATAATTTATCTCCAACAGTTCCCATTTTTTCATCTGGTCAATATAATCAATTATCTATAACAGAAAGACTTTATTTTCATCAAAGCGGTGTCTTAACTGGGAATGCTGATAAAATGTCTTATACATACATACAGGAAGACCACTTGCAAGTTCTTAAAACTTATTCAGATGATATAGAGGTAATAGTAAGCAGCTATTCTGCTCCATAAAAAAATATAACTTTTTACTTGATTCTATGTTATATATGTAGTATTATGTGTAGATAACTTTTATGAATATTATTTATTGTATGAATTGCGGCACACCAAATCAAGCCGCCTATGGTAAAAAGGTAGAGTTTTGCTCTAAATGTAACGAAAGTTTTGGTTCTATTGCAGAAGAAAAAAAAGTAAAACCTATTAAAAAAGCCAAAGCAATTATATCTTCTACGCCTGTTCGAAAAAATAAAACAAGTTCCTTAATAGATAGACTAAAAACAAAGCGTCTTAAAAAAGAAGAAGTGGCAAAAGAAGAAGCGACCGAGGAAGAATGGGACGATGGCGAAACCGAAGAATTCGAAACAGAAGAAGATACGTCTCATCTAGAAAGACTAGCAAGCATGGAGCCTTTTGATTTTGAATGGGAAGGTATGGAAGAAAGGGGGGAAAAATTAGGAGATATTATTAAAATAGAAAAAACTTCTAACAAAAAATCTCCCAAGGGTAAGCGTCGTCCTTCAAAAAAGAGACGCAAATAATCTATGGGAAAAAAAAATAAGTCATTCGTTGACTGTATAGAAATAATAAATACACAAATTATTCGAAGAAGAGGCCGTTGGCGGCTAAACGCTTTGGCTTGGATAGACTTTGATGATATATCTTCTATTTTACGCATTCACATATTCAAAAAATGGCATCTATATGACCAAAAACAACCACTAGCGCCTTGGGTTAACAAAATTATAACCAATCAACTTCAAAACTTAACAAGAAACCTATACTCTAATTTTACGAAACCCTGCCTTGGACCTCCACAATGTGCTGGAAACGAAGGCGGGGATTTGTGTTCTTTAACGGAAAGCGGAAAACAATGCGGCGAATGCATTATGTATAGAAGGTGGGAAATTAAAAAGAAATCTGCCTATGATACAAAATTGCCAATCTCTTTAGATGGTCATAATTTATCATCAATATGTAGTTCTAATAATTTCAATCCTCAAAATATTATTAATTTTCATGAGCATATGCTTAATGTTTTAACAGGGTCTGATCGAATAGCTTATAAGGCTTTATATGTTGATGAAAAATCAGAGAAAGAAGCCTCTATGTTATTAGGATATGGAAAAAGTTTAGGTGGTGTTAGACAAGTTAAGAAATTGGCACAAAAACTTACAGAAAGAGCGAAAAAAGAAATCGCTAATGGAGAGGTAGATATTCTTGAGTAAAAAAAATAAAGAAGGCCCAAAATTTACAGACGCTCATAAAAAACAAATCCTTGAAAGATTTGAAAACAATGAGTCGCCACCAGGTTTAAAAGAACTTATTTTTGACTTAACAGGCGATGCATTTTTAGATGGCCGTTCTAAATTTGGAAAGTCAGTTGCTAAATATCTTGGAGATATGGGTAAGGAATATGTTCCTGCTCAAATTTATAGGAAAACTCCCCGAAAAGCCCTTACGGAAGAGCAAAAAACTTTTATTATTAATAACTATGATCCAATTAGTGTAAACGCAATGACTCCAACGGATATGGCCAGAGTAATTTTTGATGATCCTAAGTTAACACAAGTCCATACAGAAACAAAAAGTATAGCAGAATTTATAAGCACATTAGGCGCACCTTTACCTAATCACCATATACGCGGAGCTGAATATGCACCACCAAGGTCTCCTAGAGAAGTTCTTAAAAAAATCAATACATATGTTACCGATGCAAAACTCCAATCCGATAAGCTAGACGAGGCTCAAAAAATTTGTATAAATAAAACACTTCATTACCTCAATACATATAGATTTAATAACATTATTAATGGATATTCAAGTCAAGATAGTAGAGATTTACTAGAAAGTACTTTTATTCGTTATACTTGGAATAAACCAGATTTATTAGAAGAAGAGGTTGATCAATTTGTCTCAGCTTCTATTGAAATGGTTATTGCCTCTGATAATTTAAGAAGACAGGACGTTTTGAATCAAAGATTAGATGGCGTAGTAGAAGATCCAGATGGCAGAATTTCTATGGCACTTAGTGATGTTATTGGTAAAATTACAACAGAATATAACCAACATAGAACAAGGTCATCTACACTTTACAAAGATTTAAATAACAAAAGATCTGATCGAATAAAAAGACAGATCCAAGAAAACAAATCTTTAGTTCAATTAGTTCAATATTGGAGAGAAGAAGGGAATCGTCAAAGAATGCTCGATTTGGCAGAGGCTAGAAAGAAACAACTAAAAGATGAATTAGGTCGATTAAAAGGATTAGACGATTTGAAATTACAGGTATGGGGAGGCCCATCCGATAATGAATTATTAGATGGATTATAAAATATGTCGTGGGAAATAAGTAACTATAAGGCCCGAGGGGTTAAGGATTATAATGCTGTAGTTCGAGGAATGCATGGAAGTTTAGATGACCATGAAGCTAGATTGAGTTTAATTCAATTCTTACGACATAACATAGGAATTACATTTGAACTTGTTACTGGATGGCAATTAGCGCCATTTCAGGAAATTATAATGCGAAGTCTTATGATGCGAGATAACGCACTATATGTTGCTGGAAGGGGTTGCTCAAAGTCGTTGAGTTATAACAAGTCCTCTAAAGTTTTTTCTAAAACACATGGATTAATTTCTCTTCCAAAACTGATCCCTAATATTATTTTTGATAAAGAAAAATGGATTGATATCCCAGAAACTGAGCTTTGGAATGGAAAGAAATGGGCGACAACTACCAAAGTCTTAGTGCAGCCAAATAAAAATTGTTTTAAGATAACAACAAAAAATGGCTATGAAATAGAGTGCTCTGATAATCATTTAATGAAATCTCTAAATACAGAAAACAATAACTCTGAAATAATATGGAAAAGAACTCGCAATATGAAAGTTGGAGATTTTTTATGTATCTCTCAAAACAAATTGCCCGACTTAACCAATGAATATAAAAAACATATTTCAAATAATAATAAAAATATAATACCTGGTGCNAAAAAAGTTTTATTNNATTTAAGAAATAAATATAACATAAAAGAACAAGAAATAAAAGAACCTGCTCAAATCGAATTATCCTATAATAAAGTAATTAAGTTTATAGATTTTTTTGATTCAAAAAGAATAGAAGATCCTCTCTTAGACAACTTAAAAGAGTCTATTAAAGAAAATTATTTTTATGACCCAATTGTAAGCATTGAAAAACTGACTAGCAATTGTATTGACTTTAATGTTCCTGATGGAGAAAGTTATTGGGCCAATGGGTTTATTAACCATAATTCCACCATCATTGCTTTCTTAGGATTATTATATCCCGTCTTTTATCCAAAGACAAAGTTTTGTATTGTATCGGCTAACTTCCGTCGATCTCGTGCTATTATGGAAGAGATGAATAAAATCCTTAATTCGAAAGGCGCAGAGTTAATAGCTTCTTGTTTTAATAATGAACTAAGAAGAATGCCAGATATGTTTCGTTGGGAAATTCCAGTAGAGTCAGGCTCTAAGGATATTTATTCTGAAGTTTTTGCCTTACCTCTAGGAGAAGGTATTAGAGGAACCCGCGCTAGTGTTCTATGTGTTGATGAAGGACTTTTAATTACAGAAAATTTACAAAAAAATATCATACGTCCTTTTTTAACAGCTCGGCAAGATTTTACAGAAGAGCAGAAGATCAAACGTGCCGAAGATGAATTAATTAAACTTGGGAGTATGAAAGAAGAGGAAAGAACATCTTTTCCTGCAAATAAATATTGGATCTTTAGTTCTGCGTCTTATGATTTCGAATACTTATATGAAACATATAATAATTGGATTAAATTATCTAGAGAAGGTCCGAATGAAGACGGAACGCCTCCTCCAAGTTATTATGTAAATCGAATGAGCTATGAGGCCATCCCAAAGGATAGTTTTATGGACCTTTCGGCTATTAGATCTGCCGAGCAAGACGGTGGGTATGATTCACCTCATTTTGCTCGCGAGTATCGAGCTTTGTTTATTGGGATGGGTAGTTCTTATTTTAATCCAAAAAGAATGGAACAATGCACAGTTGAAGATGGAGATTATCCACATATTTTATTACGTGGGAAAAAGAAAGACAGGTTTATATTAGCGATTGATCCATCATACGGAGAGCATGATGCTTCTGATTATTTTGCCATGGGGGTTTATAAAATACCGTCTTCTAATGAAGATAACTATGAATCCCTTACTGACACCCAAAAAGAAAGATTAATATTAGTTAATAGTTATGCAAGGGCTGGCGCTGGTATCAGAGAACATTACGAATATTTATGTTATATTTTAACATGTTTTGATATTAGGTTGCTTGTTATTGATAATTCGGGGAATGAATTTATTAAAGGGTTTAATGAATCAACGCTTGCCCNATCTTTGAATCTTAAATTAGATTTTATGGATATATCATTTAATAACCCGCCTTCCGAAGAAGAATATCATAAAGAGCTAAAGAAAGCTAAGAAAGAATATGATTATGAGCAAAGAAAGATTGTTTATGGACAAAATTTTACATCAAAGTCTATTCGAACAATGAATGAGCATTTGCAAAACTGGATTGAAGCAAAACGAGTTTGGTTTGCGTCTCGTCTTTGTAATCATGATAATTATATTAAACAAAGGGCAGATTTCACACTACCTTATAAATTTAAAAATAACAAAGGCCAAAGATATGATCAAACAACTTTTATTGATGAACAGGAAGCTTTAATAGGAGAAACTAAAAAGCAAACCGCCCTTATTGAAGTTAAAATAACAACCTTGGGACATCATCAATACGACTTACCCCAAACACTTAAGCGACAAACGGGGGCCAATCGCCCAAGAAGGGATAACTATACAACATTAATGATGGCAACATGGGGGGCAAAGTTTTTTTTCGATTTTCAAAAAGTAGAAGTCCAAAGAGATACTGGATTTATGCCTTGCTTAATTAATTAAATTTTAGTATACTTTTGTATAATGGAAATCAATTCAAAAACATGTCTCATTTGTAAGGAAGAGATAAGCAATCAAAAACACTTTTGGCAAACCCATAAGATGCGGCAAGCCGAGTATTATGAGAAATATTTCCCTAAGTTTGATAAATTTAATGGTGATCCAATTTTATTTAAAACCCTTTCTCAATATCAATCTACGGAGTTCCTAAATAAAAATAATATAAAAAAATGGCTTAAAAGTTTACCCAAAGAAGAAGCAATAGAGCATATCAAGAATGTTTTTATTGAGAGAAAAAAAGAAAAAGGTTTAAAATATTACCCTTCTGAAACAGAAATGACTATTTTGCCGAATCTTCCTAACATTAAATTTCTACAAAGTCAATATGAATTTGATAGTATTTGTAAATCTGCGGGACTAGAACCACGGTATTCGATTTCATATTCTAATTACAATGATATCAAAATTAAATGCGATACCTATTACAAAGATAATCCCGATTGTTATATTGTTGTAGATACAAGAGAACAAAATCCTTTTAAATTAAAATATCCCAAACAGGTAAAAAAGCTTGATTATGGAGATTACGCTCTAAGTAATTCGGAATCACTGGAGAAAGTGGTTATCGAACGCAAAAGTTTAATAGATTTCATTGGAACAATGTCTGGTGGTTATGCAAGATTTAAAAAAGAAATCGAAAGAGCCGCCTCTGATAATGTTAAAATTGTTGTTCTTATTGAGGTCCCGATTAACCAAATCCAGATATTTGATAAACTACCATATATCGCACGCGCAAAAATGAAGGCTAGTCCAGATTACATTATGCGAAACATAAGAATGTTATCTCAAGAATATAAAAATCTTGATTTTGTTTTTGCCAAAAACAGAAAAGAAGCCATTCAAATACTTTATAAAATCTTGTTTTCCAATGGGTTATGCCATGGGCTAGATGTGCAATATGCCTATACCGTTGGTTGTTTTGATTAATTCTTCAATTTGAATTGACTTTTTCAATTTAATTTTCAAGTCATCTTTTATTATGTGTAACTATTGGTATAATGGCAGATATAACACTACGAGATTGGGCAAACCAACATAATAAAAATTACAATAACGCATACTATCTATTCAAAAAGGATAAAATAGACGGAGCTTATAAGAACAGTAATGGAATTTATGTTCATATGAATCAAAGTCCTGAAGAATTGAATGCAATTCAAAAAACCAAAAACCACCGAAAACTATTACAAGATTCTGAATATTTACCAGAATCTGTTCCAATGTTTGGTAATCAGGAAGTTAAAGCTAGTTCAAATAGCAGCACAAGCGTTAGGCGCAATAGAGCGACAACAATAACAAGGAGTGACAAATATTCTAATATAAGAGAGGGTTATTCTCCTTATGCTCAAAATTCAAGAACAGGCGTCGGCGGAAATTATAGTGCATCTGCTAATTATTTAAACGTAAAAGAACCTATTGAATTGTGTCAAAAAGCGTATTATAATATATCAGTAATTAAAAATACTATAGATTTGATGACAGAATTTTCTTCTAGCGATTTTCAATTTAAAGGAGGAACTAAAAAGAGTCGAGAGTTTTTTACAGCTTGGAGTAAGAAAACAAATTTAGAAAGCTTTCAGGATCAATTCTTTAGAGAGTTTTATCGTTCTGGTAATGTTTTTATTTTGCGAATGGACTCGAAGATTACACAACAAGATGCTACCAAACTCACACAGGTCTATTCAACAAAAGCGGCAGAGAAACTTAGCTTGCCATTTAAGTATACCATTTTAAATCCATCTTATATTGAAGGAATTGGAGAAATATCCTTCGAAACGGCTCAATATTTTAAAAGGTTAACAGCTTATGAGATTGAACGCTTAAAACATCCATATAGCGAAGCAGATAAAGAAATCTTTGAAAATCTACCATCAGAAGTAAAAAAACAAATAAAAGATAAGAATAGAAATACTTTAGAAATATCTATCCCCTTAGATCCTGAATTTATTACGGCTATTTTTAATAAAAAGCAAGATTATGAACTATTTGCTGTTCCTATGGCGTTTCCTGTTCTTACAGATATCAATTGGAAGATAGAGTTAANAAAAATGGATATGGCCGTTTCTAGGACATTACAACAAGCTATTCTATTAATAACAATGGGAGAATCCTTCACTGATGGAACTATCAATTTTAATCCAAANGCNGTTGCGCATATGCAAAGTTTATTCCAAAACGAATCGGTAGCTCGTGTTTTGGTAGCGGATTATACAACCAAAGCTGAATTTATTTTACCAGACGTAGGAGATATCCTTAATCCTTCAAAGTATGACGTGGTTAATAAAGATATCGAAATGGGTTTAAATAATTTATTTTTTGGCGATGGAGAAAAATTTTCTAACCAAAGTATTAAAATTGATGTATTCTTAGAAAGATTAAAGGAAGCCCGCAAGGCTTTTATTAATAACTTTTTATTACCAGAAATTAAACGTATTTCCAAAGATATGGGGTTCAAAAAATTTCCAACCCCTGAGTTCGAGAAATTAGAATTTAAGAATGATTTAGAGTTCTCTAAAATGTATGTTCGTATGGCTGAATTAGGTTTATTAACAGCCGAAGAAACGGTTAATTCTATTGAAACGGGGATTCTACCTACTCCAGAAGAGTCCGTTGAGTCTCAAACCGAGTTTAAAGCTTTGAAAGATAAGGAACTATATGGCCCCCTTGTTGGCGGAAATAAAGAGATTGCCCCCCAATCTCCAGGCAAACCCACAGGGGCACCAGGGCCTAGCAAGACAAAGAACACACCAATTGGAGGGGCGTTTAGCCTTACAGATATTAATAAGAATTTAAATATCGCCGAAGTATTGAGTAATAAGGTTTCTAAAGCAATCCAAAAGAAATTCAAATTAAAAACAATTGAAGCACAGCATCAGGATATTATAGATCAAATTTCTTTAATGATTATGAGTAATGAGTCTTCTTCGGATTGGGAGAAAAAAGTAAATAGTTATATAAAATCGCCAAACCACAAAAATACTGAACAAGTTGAAAAAATTGAATCTATAGCTTGCGAACACCAAGTTGATCGATTTATGGCTTCTGTTTTATTTGCCAGCCAAGTATAATTAACTATGTCAAATCGTACTATTTATAACATACAAGGTTTATATGCAGGGCCTGCCCCAGCATCAGGTTTCCATTGGATAAATGATAGTGGAAATTTGGTAGCAACCCATACAGTATATGATGCAACCCACCATAACCTAGTTAAACCTATATCTAGGGTTCAATCTTGTAGTTTCAACGAAAACAACCCAATGGTAGACGTATCTGTTGTCGGTAATCAAGCATCGGTGGTTAGCGCACAAGTTCAAAGTCCTGAAATTAATGTCAATTTTACTTATATTCAACATGGTATAATCAATGAATTAAGAATGGGGCTGTATGCTAATTATTTTCAAAATACTTTTACAGTATATGGAGATTTTGAAAGACCAGCATTATCGGGGTTAGTGAATAGAAGCTTCGCGAGAACCCCTGCTGTGGGAGTAGGGACAACGGCAAAAACGATTGATTGGCCATTAGATTATAGAGATTGTCGTAATTTCTTTCTTACTTATAATTCTGGCACAACGGATTTACTAGAAGATAGCCAAGATGAAACATCTGATGGGGCCAATGAATTAAATGTTATTGGGTTTGGTAATGGATATATGACTTCTTATGAAGCAACTGCATCTATAGGTGCTTTTCCACAGGCATCAGTTGGTTATACTTTTGAAAATATTGAATATTTTTATGGCGGTAGTGGACAAGTAGCTCCATCATTAATCCCTGTAGGTGTAGCAGTGACAAATAGATTTGACATTCCTTCAATAAATGAAGGAACTTTACTTACTAGTGCTTTAAGACCTGGGGATATTACAATAAAAATTTCTAATTTTGCAGAAGCTTCGAGTCTTTCTGCTTTCCATGGAACAGGAACACTGGGTTATAACTATGCCGATGCTTTGTCTAGTAGTTTTACATCTTTGAATATACAAAATTATAAACTTAATCTTAATTTAAATAGAGTTCCGTTGAATAACTTAGGATATCGTATCCCCGCAGATCGAGTTATTGAGTTTCCAGTATTTGCCGATATCTCTTTAAGCGTATTAGACAATCAAGATCCATCTGGATTATTATTTGATACAGCAAGGGAAAACAAAGATCATTATTTATCAATGCGAATAAATGATCCAGGAACTAGTAACATTGCATTACAATATGATTTCTTAAGAGCTAAGTATTTAGGATCTGATTCTTCTATNGGAATTGGGGATAATAGAATTATAAATTACAATTTTAGAGCAGAAATAGATTTAGATGATGCAACTAAAGGGATGTATATTAGTGGTATGAAGAATGTTACCGCTAGGCCAATAGATTATTAACAAAGGTAAAAATTGAAACAACAAATCGGCGATATCAATATAAAAAAGGGCACCAACAAGGTAATTCCAACGACTTATACAGATTGGTCAAATTTAAGAAAAGACTCCTATTTTAGATTAAAAAAGAATATAGAAAGTTATAAAATTATAGAAGCAAAAGAAGAATCGCACACTGTGAAGTTTTCTTCTGCTACGTTAAATAAGATTTGTATTCCAAGAGATTTAAATTCGGAGCATATGTTTTTACCAACAGATCTGATCGAAATAAAAGTATCAGATTATGAAGTAGTAACTGTTATAAAAATAGAACAAGCTGGGTCTGGATATAAGGTTAATGATATTTTAGAAATAGCAGGCGGAACCCCTAAGATAAATCTTATGGATGAAACTGAGCAAATAGCTTCCTTTGTGGTTAAAGCGGTTACTCCAACAGGAAAAATAAAAAAACTTGATATAATAACTCGCGGCCAATATATTCTTCCGCCGCGAGAGCGTAACGAAGTAAAAGGGGGTATGGGCAACGGTGCTATTTTTCATATTTACGTAGGAAGGAATAGTTCAATTGTTGCTAAAAGAAATATTCAGTTTATTGTTAAAGAACCAAGCGCTTTGTATTTTACTTTAGATACCGCTATTCCAAATAAATACGAGGGCGGAGAGATTATTTTAAAAAAATGGATATTAATTTTAGAAAAGGATTTTCAAGAAGAAGATGCAATAGGAGAAGAATATGATATTACTTCGGATTGTTCGCCAAATCTAAAACTTCTTTTCTTAGGCCAAAATAGCCCAATCTCTGATATAATCTTTAATGAAAATATGAATATTTTAGATGCTAGAATTGCTGAAATAAACTCAAAGCTTGACAAAATAGCCAATTCTTAATATCATTCTTAAAGATGAAAGCGTTATTGTCTAAGAGTTATTATTGGATAGGCCATTTTTGCTTCCTTATAGGCTTCTGGAGGGGTTATCAGAAGTTTATGGAGTGGTCGCTCCAACTTGATACTAAAAAGGTTATATGGAGCATCTCTGATGATTTAAATAAAGCTTTCTATAATACTAACTCAGAGTCGCCCAAAGATTTTACAAACGCCATAGATGAATTTAAAAAAGGGAAATCAGTAGATCTTGATCTAGCAATAAATTGTCCGTTCCCAAGTGTAGAAATTTTAGATAATTGTATTTATATTACTTTTAACGATAACCCAATAATAAAAACATTGCCCATAAAACCTAAAAATGGACAATCAAAAAATATCATTAATGTAGATTATGATAAAAACAATAATATCGTTGGAGTCGAAGTTATTAATTTTTGTGATTTAGTTTAAATCCTTCAACTACCTATCTAAAAGTCCACCATTTCGAGACTCTTCTACAATAACCTGTTTGGTAACATTAACCATTCTTTCATTTAGCGCAGCGAGTTGGCGATCATTAATTTCATTACCTTGGTTACCTTGGGATGTGGTCTCTGTTTGATTTTTAACTCCTCCTCCGCTCTCTATTGTAATATTGTTACTAATATTTATAATAGGAGAAGTCTTTCCACTCTGCCCTTCGCCATTTTTACCATTGTCTATTAACGAGGCATTGATAGATTCTAATGTTACATTTTGGCGCGTTAGCAACTGCATAATCTCTTCTGAACCTCCGTTACCTATATTGGGGGTTATTTGATTTTGTGTTGCTCCTCCGACCAAACCGCCAGTTTGGAAACGGTTAGGAACTAATCCTATTTTTCCTTGATTAAGATCTGTTAAAAAATCAACCCCTAATTTATCAACAGCATCTTTGTTGATAACTACCTCTCCTTTTGTTAATAAAGACGGAACAGTATCTGTAGATTGGCCTCCTTGTGCAAAAGTATTAAGACTCAGCCCTTGTCTTCCAAAGTTTTGAGGTTTAGGCAAAGTATTAAAAGTACTACCAAGCCCAATATTACTAGGAGCTGCGCCTTCAGTTAAATTTAAAGGCCCAGAAAATTTCAAATCTGCCTTTGGTCCAAAAACAGTATTAGCTTGTGCTCCACCTGACTGTATAGCTTGTCCTCCCGCTCCGCCAATTAACTGACCAGCGAATTGTGCTGCCACACTAATATATGCTTGTATTAATGTATTTCTTTGTTTTTTATCAAAAGCCTTTTGAGCATCTTTTTGAGCTTTTTTAAAATCATGAAAATCTTTTAAATATTGAAAAAACTTTTCTTCATCATCAAATCTTATTCGGTTTTGTGGATTATTGGTATCTCGTAAAGCGAATGCTGATAAATTAGGGTCAACATCAAAAACTCCTTGTTCTGGAGAAGTAGGCCGTTTGGCATTCACCTTGAATTGATTAGTAAATGACAAATCTGCCGAATTACTATTAAGACCTTCAAAAAGTCCTTTTCCATATTTCTCTACAGAAGATTTTTTAATAACAAATTCTCCTTTATTTAAGAGCGCGGGAACGTCATCTCTTATGCCTGATCCACCTTCAACTACTCCGCCACTAGCAAATTTTTTGACCTCTCCGCCCGTTGCTTGTTTGTTGCTTGCAAAGCTTTGTGCGGCTTTTGTTCCTAAATCCTGCAAAGCACCAAACCCTTGACTTACCAATGTATCAATAGCTTCATCGGTAATAGTATCTAATATATGACGGAATGCACCTTCCATTAATGATTGAAAAATTGTCTACATCTCTAGCAATGCCCTTAAAGGCATTACTAAAAGATCCTTTTATGTCTAAAGCAAGATCTCCTCCAAATTGAGCAAATCGAACTTTGGCATCCAACGGGGCTTGCGCGAGAGCATCGCTAAAGTTTTTAACAAACGCCTTTCCACCCGATAGTTTATTAAGTGTTATTAATTCTTCTCGACGAACAGCATTAAGTTCAAGTAACGAGTCAGACAACAGTCTACCCGCTTTAACTTCTTTTTCTGTAAATTCTATGTTATCTTTATCTATTTGTGCTAAAATGTCTGCGGCGTGTTTCCTTTCTTCTATAGAATTAAACTTTCCGCCATCTTTCAAAGATTCGTCTACGGGNAATGCTGCTCCTATTTGTTTACTAGCTAATACGCCAGCCTTCGTTGAAGTAATTCCCGTTCTAGTTTGTAAATCTTGACTTACGGTATTAAATAATTCTTTTCTAAGATCAAAAGCATTAAAACCTCTTTCTTCTTGTCGCTTTATAAGTTGCTCCAAAGCACTGATCCGCGAAGATGGATTTTGGTTATTTTCAAGAACATTAAGGTTATTTAAATTTCTTCTTGCACGAGAGGTATCTTTCGCCCCTGTAAGACCTCCTCCAAAGTTTAATTGTCTTTGTTGGGCGATGATTTCTTTTTGTATTGTAGCTAAGAAATCAGTTTGCGTAGATAATTGTTCAAAATTTAATTGAACGTCTTTCCCAGCTTGTGCTAAGTCAGCAAAGTTTTTACGACCTTCTACAACAGCATTAAATAAACCTAGTTCTATTTTATTTGTACTTTCACTCAATGGAACAAATTTTTTATTTCTGCTAAAGGCTTGTCCTTTCCTATCATCCTCAAGGGCTAAAACGGCACTTTCAAATTGTTGACTAGCAACCTTTTGATCTATATTTCCTTTAGAAAACTCAGATGCAGTTTTATCTAGACTCTTAGCGAAGGCTGTAAAATCTTTAAAGTCTTCTACTAAAAAGCCAGCGATTCTTTCCCCTTGCCGCAAAGCACTTCCTTTTTCTAAAGTTGTTGAAACCCCTCTTGCTTGTTCTTGTAATTGTTTGGCGGCGGTTTGGTCTAAATTAAATAATTTAAGAGTTTTTTGTGCATCCAAATCAAACTTTGTATTTCTTGTAGATCGATCAACTCTTTCGTCGGCAGAAAGAAATGGTTGGTCTTTCTTAAGATTCAAATCTCTTATATTGCCGCCAAAACGATTAGCAATAACGATTTCTTCTTTTCTAAGTTTATTAGTTCTTTCTAAGGCTCTTGCGGTAGTATCTAGATCAGCATTTAAAACTGACAATTGTTTATTTAGGTTGAACCTTATTTGTACTTGTTCTTTTGGATCTCTAAGTAAACCTTGTATACTTTCGATTGAAATATTAGCCTGTTTTGAAATATCTAAGATAGTATCAACAAATGCTTTTATAGCCTTTGGACTATCGTTTGCCGCTTTGGTTAATAAAGCGATTTGCTCCGAGGTAAAACCTAACGTTACTGCGAATTTAGCAAGAGCTTTTTCATTTACGCTTTCCAAAGATTTTCTTGAAAGTTTATTAATATTTTCACCTGAGGCGTGTATTCCCGATGATAACAAAGCCCCTCGAAGTATTGTCGAAACTTTTTTAACTTGACCTGCCTCTGGTTTATCAATAACCCTATTAGCTAAAAATGTAATTTTCTTTTTGAAATCCTCGTCTGACGCCAATCTTTCTGTTATACCTGTATTACCTAAAAAACCACCAAAAGTAGTCTTTGCTCCTTCTTTAGTTTCTTTGTTAACACCTTTTGTTAAAGCAGACAAAGCATTAAAAACAGTATCAAGTTTTTGTTTATTTACAAACCCTTTTACAAAACGCTCCTCCGTTTTCCCTCCTGCGGAAACCGCCTGAAGACCACCTTTAGGTAAAGCATTGGCCAAAGAAACTAATTCTGATGTAAGCCTATCTCTTGTTTTTCTTCCTTGCTCAGTTTTATCAGTAACGGTTTCTAATTGCTCTTGAACTGTTCTAATTCTAGCAATAGTATCAATTAGCTTTGTAAGATCTTGTTGACTTTTTTTCAAACGAGCGTTAAATTCAGGAAATGTTGTAGATGATTCTTTAACTATACTTGTTAAAGCAAGAAATGCCCCTGCTAATCCTCCAATCGCGCCCCCAAGTGGACCTCCAACCGCAAATCCAGTTGCAGCAAGACCTATTGCGGTCCCAGCTCCAGAAATTTCAGCCTCGCGAACTCTGCCCGCTTTAGTAGCTTTGAATTTATCAGTAAGGGCTACTGAGTTAATGCTTTCGGCAACAAGCGGTGCAATAATAGAACCTAGAAGTAATCTACTACCCGTATTTGTAATTGCTTTATTCCTTGCGGATTCTCTTAATTCTGGAGATAAAAGTGATCTTGCTTTTACAGATTTTCTACTAAAAAAACCTCTAGAACCAACTTCTATATTTTTATTTTCTAATTTCGTAGCTGCTCTTAAAAGATCGCCATGAAAACGATTTAACTTATCTGCCGTTTTACGTTCTTTTTGAAAGTTATCAAATTTTTTCTTACTTAAAGTAAAAGTATCTAAATCTCTTTGATTTTGCTCTCCTGTTCTTTTACGTAAACCAAGTCTACTTTGTTTTGCTGCTTCATTTCTTCGGTTAATACCCGTTTGTCGTTCCTCTTTTTCAGGTTCTGTTAAAGACCTAGTGAGTTCGGCGGATTTAGCATTATTCTTAGCATCTATGTCAATGCCCTCTTTTATAACCTTGTTTCTAGCACCTAGCAACTCTTGTTGTTTAAGCCCAGAGACTCGGGCGGCTTTTGATGTTTCAGTTATTCCTAATTCTTGATTTATAAAACTCTGTAGACGTGAACCTTGTGGGTTTGGTTTTTGAAAAGATCCAGTTTTTTCAAGAACTTGATTTTCTCTCCCAGTCCGTAAAACATCTTGGAGTCTAGCTTTCTCTGCTTTATTTATTTTCTCAGCTAAGACTTCTTTTACTCTTTCTGTTCCTTTTAATTTATTTCTTTCTTCTTTTGATAGTAAGCTGATATCCTTTTGAGCTTGACTAATTGTGCCAAGGGATCTTCTAATCTTAGAAGCTTCTCTTTCACTTAAATTAAACTCTTTTTTTAATTTAGTGACAGCTTTAACAGCTTGACTCATTCCAAACCTTATCTGTTCTTGTCTAAGGTTTGGAGAGCCAGATACGCTTCCTTTCCCAAGGGTAGCTTTTAAGTTTTTGACTTTCGCGTCAAGATCTTTACTCCTTGTTTCCGATGCTGCCTTTTCTTCTATTTGTAGATCTCTTCTCAGAGATTCTAATTGACGCCTTGTATCTTTATCAGCGACTCTTCCTATAGGAAAACCACCTGGTGCAAAATTTGGAATCTTTCCTTTTTGCAATCCAGAGGATTTGGGGTCGTTGCCACAGATAGCTCTCGACTAATACCCTCTCCTAAACCACGAGGCTCATCTTTTGTATTAAAAACTCCTAACCCTAAAGGATTGGCAGGGGAAGCCAGTCTATCATCAGTGCCTACCCTAATAGTTGATTTTGGTAAACCAGCCTTCTTTTCTCTTTCAATAGCTTGAGATAAAGGAGAAGGGGCAAAATTAGGATTGAAGACTCCTTTCTTTTGTGTTAATGCGCTAGTTTGAGGGTTAATGCGAAACCCTACCCCAGCAGCCGCACCAGAGATACTATTTAAAGTAAAAGCTAATTTTTTTGCTTCTGCTACTTGCAATGATAAAGACTGTAATACTTTTTGTTGAGCGGTTTCTGTACTAATTGTTCCAGCGAGAATTCCCTGCATTAACCCTTTCTCTTGAAAAAGAGCATCTTTAATATTTGATTCTAATACTAACCTACGTTGGGCTTCTCCTCGTAAAGTAATGAACCCCCTAAGGGCTGGCCCTAATGTATTTGAAAACTGTGCAGCAATATTTTTAAAGATTGCAAGAATAAGAACAATCCCAGATGTACTTAATGCTTCTCCTAACCCAGACAAAAACCCTTGCGCAAATTTAGAACCTAATGAGACACCTTCTTCATTAACAGTCGCCGCTTTAGCAACATTGCTAACAGAATTTAAAACTAATTGTAAACTTGGTCCAATCGCAAGATTTCCTAAAGAAGAGGCAAAATTTTCAACATTCGCCGTAGTTTCATTTATGAGAGCAGAGATTGTTTCATTTAACTTAGCATTTCTATCGATAGCCTCTGTGGTAGCTATATTTGCGACATCCAAAGCTTGTCCATAAATTCCGTATTCCTTAGAAAGATCACGAACGATAGCTTTTAATTGATTAATTTGGAAAACAGACCCGATTAACTCAGAAGTAACTGATCTTTGAGCGGGTGTTAGTTTATCTAATTGTAAAGCATAGTTCTTTAAAATGTCTATAGCTGGTAATATATTTTGACCAGCGTCTCTTGTAGTAACTCCTAATTGTTCTAACTGAGAAAGAACATTCACGCGTTGGAGCCTTGTAAAAATTGTTTTAAGAGATGATCCAATTTTAGCACCACCACTAGAAGTTATCTGTTGGGTTGCCGTAACAACTGAAATTAATTGATTAAAATTAACATTCGCGTCAGATGCTGCCGATCCAACACGTTTGATGGCTTCAGCTAAATCATCTGATCCAACAGCAAAACTTTGATCAACTAATGCCAAACGCCCTACGATCTCCGCGCTTGTAAGAGCTTCTTTATTAAATCCATTTATAGCGGCGGTAAGGGTTTTAACGCTTTCTTCTGCGGCTAGACCAGAAAGCCTTGTTAGGATCATAGCATCGGCAAGTCTTTTTTGTGTCTCTTCAACCCCTAAACCCTGTCTAGCTAATTCTGTAGCAGCTTCTGCTACAGCGCTAAAACTTTGTCCTGTTTTTGCCGCAATATTAAATAATTCATTACTGAATTGACCCAAAGATTTATTTGAAACATTTAAGACAACATTAATGTCAGCCAATGACTTTTCAACATCTATTGTGGTTTTAACTAATCCAGTAAGAGCACTTCTTATAGCAAGAATAGCTCCAGCGGAGGCACCAAAGGCTAAAACACGAGCATTGGCGGCATCCATACTAGAATTAAATTCTGCTACTCCACCTTTAATTTTACCCAAAGGAGCAAGAAATTTCTTATTATTGATAGAAAAAGCCTTATTTATATCTCTTTGTGCTTTTTGTGCGAATCGTTGATAAGACCTTTCTCCTTGTGAGAAATCTACAATTGCTGAAAAATTTAAATCTGCCATAGTGTTTGGTTAGATGCGTTCATTGAATCCTACTGAATATTACACTTTTTTATAACAAACCCCCAAGAAAACCCCCTTCCTTTAGGGCGGGGAGGGTATCATCTTCTTTTTTTTTGTTTGACTTTTTTTGAATTGTGTGGTAAGTTCTTTATTAATATGACAAAAATACTATTATTTATTAGTTTAATCGTATCACTTTTAGGAGGATCGGCATGTTTCCCTTCGAAAACTCCACAATTGAGTAAAGAGATATTAGGTGTTGACTCTGCAAACTATAAGAAAGCTTCTGTTTGTAAATTATATTCTGATTATTTAGATATTGATTCTAGGGCTAATATTCTATGGTTAAAAAGGCAAGCGATGTCGGGTTATTTTAATACTCCTATGGAAGAATTTAAAAAAATTGCTATATTAACAGAGCTTTTCTTTAACAAGGCAGATGAATATTTAAAAATCAACAACTTTCACAGCATCCTTTTCAGTAAAATTACAGAACCCGAAGTTTCTGAATTGAGCATGAATCAATATATATCAAAAGGAGTAATAGATTTGCTATCTACAGCAAACGAATCTCTTAAACAAATAGATTGGAGCAAATATGCTTCAAAGCTAACAATTAAAATTCATGCCGAATTTCCAAACATTACAAGGTTGGACAAAGAAGACAGATTGGTTGTTCTCAATTAATCATTTCCACTTGTAGTAATCTTTCCCGTGGTCTTTTTCAATCAATTGTTTAAATGTAAGTTTATTAGACCCTTGTTCCTTGGCCAATTTACTCATATCTTTGCCCATCTCATGTTCTTGTATGCCTGCTCGTTGTAGATCCTTTTTCGAACCCATAATAAATGTTCCGTCCGCATCTTTTCCTTTATCTAAAATTTCTTTAGCAGATTCACTTGATTTATGATATTCTATTAATTTCTCTGGATCTCGGCGAATAGTCTCTGATAAGTCTGGATGTTCTTGAAGGATACTCTTAAAATACTTGGCAGATCTAAAAATATCACATTGGTAGTTAGTTAATTCGATAACGGGTTTACCAAAAAATGTAAATGGGTTATCATCGCAAAGACAAAATGCGGAAAGAAAAAAATCCTGTAGCGTGATTTTATTAATATTTAATTCTGATAAACTTGTGATTACGCCTTCGAATAAAAAATAAAGATCCTGCAATTCTTCTATTTCTAATTCTTGAAAATCTTCAAAAGTAAACAACGGGTTTTTACATTCCACGTCACTAAAAAGTGATAAAAAAACAAAAGATTGATCAACTTTTTGTTTTACAAACACCTCAATGGTTAATCCCATAAGTTCAACACGACGATCTTTTAAGCAAGATAAGTCTACTAGTTCAGCAGATATTTGTCGATCCATTGAATCAATGTCTATCTGACGAATAAATTTTGATCTAGTTATCTGAGCATTCTTTACAAATAACTCTTTATTAGAGATTTCCGCATCTTTTTCATTAGACCATAGTCCTAGCGAAATTAAATATTCTAATTTTTGAGCTTCTGTTGGAATAGTTTGCTCGATAGCTTTTTGCTCATAAGTTTCGGTAAGTCGTTCCAATTCACAAAAATCAAAACTATTTAGATGCTTAATATAAATTTTACCTAACGTCGAAGAGTGAACCGAGGAATAACCATTGAGAATATTTGTATAAGCCGATTTTAATAATAAACTTTCATTCAAAGTTTTTTAGGTTTTGTTTTTTTTCGAAGAGCGTTTTTTCTTAGGAGTTTTGTTCGAAGGGTCTGTTTCTACTGTAGACGCGCCGCCGCTTTCAAGAAATTTAACCGCCTGTGCAAAATCTTCAGGTTTACTTATTCCACTCTGAGACCAAAGGGAAACATATGTAACAAATTTTCCAACCAAAGAATCTAAAAAGGCATCTTCGGAGCCAACGGTGTCTATTAAATCTGAGTAATACTCCATTTTTTCTTCATAATCATTTCCTTTAAAAAAGGGTAATTCTTTATCACCTACTACTTCATAACTTAAAAATAGAATCCACCAATACAAATTTTTTTCTTTGGCATAGCTATCCGCCGTAATATCAAACGCGCTATCCATTTTAGTTTCGTATATTTGAAGTTTTTCTCTAGTGGAAATTAAATCTGCTAAAATTTTATCTTGGACTTCTTTGTCTTTTTTTGTTCTATTTGATTCGTCAATTAAATTAGATAACTGTAAATCCTTCCTTAGAACAAGCAAGTCATTATTAAGTTTGTTGAAGTCTTCGCGTTCCGCTTTCGAAAAGAAATCTCCAGACTCTGCATATCTTTGTTCCATAACGGCACGAGGCATCATGCCTCCGCCAATTGCCTTATTGAACATCCTACCATAGAATAATTGAGAATCATCCGCCATGGCTTGAGAGGATCTTCGAATAAAAAATTCCTTTTTTTCTGTTGTTTTGTTTCCAGATTCATCTATTGCTTCTTTATTAACAAAAAATGTATATAATTTTTTCATTTATTTACCTTATACCTTAATTTATTTAAACTTCATTATGACTACAGAGAGATTCCTATTTACTTCTCTAACACAGTCGTTTCCACTATCCAGAATCTTTTTACGATATTTTGTAAAAATTTCTTCATCTATTTCATATTCGCTTACAAGGTCTTCTAATTCAATCAAAAAAGACTTATAGAGTTGTTTTATTTGATTATCTATAATCGCCTGTGTAATTTTACTTGCGCGACTACTTGGAATAAACTTATTTCTGTTTTCCATATTCTATCCTAAGAATTTCACAGAAGCTTCATATTGTATTACACAAAAAACCCCCGATTGCTCGAGGGTTTGAAGAATTTAATATATTATTATTATTAAGTTTTAATAAGTAGCATTAACCCATTCGGATTTTTTACCCCTTGTTGAGTTATCAATATTGTGAGTTCCGCTCATAAAGGCACCAACTGATGTTTGGTTAGGCCCGCCAATTTGCGTAGCAAAATTCAAGCTAACAGATTTATTAGACCCGACAGAAGAAGTATATTCTTGGCTGTCAAGTTTAGCATTTCTCAACTGATATTGAATAGAGGTTGTACTTGTTCCAGGTTCATTAATATTAATAACAATGTCATATGCAGCATCGTTATTAATCAATGTAATCAAACTACCAGCTTCCAGATCTCCTAAATCAGCAGTTAAGGAAGTAGAGGCGGTTAATGGAAAATTGACTTCGCGAGAGAAAGCGTATTTACTTCCCAATTTTTGGAGTGGCTCACGAGATAAATCGAAATTAAAGTTATAAGATTGCAATTTCCAATCAGTAATTAAAGGGCCTCCGTCATTATATGTGGTCGATGTTTGACCTTGGTCATAAATAGTTACTGTAATATCCCCAGGTCGAAGCGCTGAAATTGAGTATGACGAATTAGCACTCAGGTCAGTTCCGTATGCTGGAAGAACACCAGTCGGACTTGAAATACCAACAGGAATCTCATAAATCTTTGTAGAAGCTGTCCCATCTTCAGGATTAACAGAAGGGATTACAGCTCCTGAAAGAATAGTTTCAAACTCCATATTAAGAGCTTCAACGTTCATACTAACAGTCGGAAAATTACCTATAGAGCCTTCGGCGCTATAAGAAGAAATAAATCCATTTCCAATACCAATCGTTCGACCATCCGCATGGTTATAAAAATCAGGATCAGCATAAGCGTCGGCACCTTCGTCAACGGTTCTAATAAAATAATTTCGTTCATCTTCGCTTTTGGAAAGGATTCCCGATATACAAGAAATCCAAGTCCCATTATCAGACATTGTGAATCCACAATTTGTTTCATTCTGTAAATTAGCAGCCAAAAAAGAAAAGTCTAAACTAACCGTAGGCTGTTCAAGGATGATTCTATCAATCGCAGCCAATTCACCATATTGATTAACATCAGTATGCGGAATGTTATAAGAATAGTTTGCGCTTTGGATACGGTGCAATTCTCTAATTAAACTCCCTGTATACGGAGTTGCAGAAAGGGAGAGACCTCCTCTAAAGTTCTCATTATAGTAATGAGTTCCAGTTCCTGGTGATGGACCAGCGTAGAGAGCTTCTGCGGCGTATATAACTCTGTTTCTTGCCATGTTTTTTTATCTTTCTATAT